GTTTAACCTGCAGCCCGTGCCGGGGGGCGACGTGCCGCTGCGCCGACTGGACACGCAGCCCTTAACGCCAGAAGAAATTGAAAATATTGTGGATCAAGTTTTGAACAACATCCACGAAAGAGGGTGATAGAAAGTGAAGCAAATCGATATCCGAGGTGTGATTGTGCCGAATGACGACGCGTGGGCGTATGACTGGTTCGAGATGGATAATACTTCCCCGGCCAAGATCAAACAGGCGATCGATGAGGCCAATGGAGATGACCTGACCGTAACAATCAACAGCCCGGGCGGCGACGTGGCGAGCGGCAGCGAAATCTACACCATGCTGGCGGCCTACCCCGGCAACGTGACTGGGCATATCTATGGCGACGCGTGCAGCGCGGCGTGTACTCTGGCAATGGGTTGCCACACGCTGCTTGCATCCCCCACGGCAATGCTGATGATCCACAACGTAAGCACAAGCGCGGTGGGCAATCACAGCGACATGGAGCAAACCGCCGCCATGTTGAGCGTTGCAGATCGTACCGTCGCGGCGGCGTATGTCGCCAAAAGCGGCATGAGCGAGCAACAGGTACTCGACCTCATGGAGCAAACCACATGGATGACGGCGCAGGACGCGCTTGACCTGCATTTGATCGATGGCATCATGTTTGCGGATGACACCAAAAAGGACTTGGAGTATACCGCCGCCCGCACGAATGCCTACAATGCCGGGATGCTCCCCGCCGCCGTCATCGGCAAGCTGCGCGCAGACCGCGCAAACGAAAAAAAGGCCGCGCTTAACCGGGCGCGCGCCGAGTACGAACTTTTGAACCTTGTTATGGAGGTAAAGGAATGAACAAGACAGTCTATTTTGAGAAGCGCAACGCCCTGATGGCCGCCGCCAAGCAAGCCCTGGACGCAAGCGACACGGAAACCTTTAACATCAAAAAGCAGGAGGTAGAGGAATTGGATACCCGTTACGAAAACGAGGCCGTCGCGCTGGCCGACTTTGAGGCCCTTAACGGCACGGTGAAGCAGCCCGTCGCCCCGTCTGTTCCCGCTGCTACCGACAATGTTGTGAGCGTGGATATGTACGACAGTGCAGAGTACAAGCAGGCCTTTATGGACTACGTGTGCCGCTCCACTCCCATGCCCGCGCGCTTTAGCAACGCGGCCACTTCCACCACCACTACTACGGCGGCGGCGGTCATCCCGACCGAAACTATGCGCGAGATCGTGCGCGAGCTGAAAGCGGCGGGCGTTGTGTACAACAGCGTTCGCAAGATGAACGTGCAGGGCGGCGTGGAGATCCCGCTGCTGGATGTCCTGCCCACCGCAAGCTGGATCACCGAGGCCAAGGTGAGCGCGGATCAGGCCCTCGACGCGACCAAGACCATCAGCTTTAAATACTATGGTCTGGAGTGCCGCATTGCGCAGACCTTGCTGGCAAGTGTTGTGACGTTCGCGGAGTTTCAGGCGCAGTTCGTGCCCCTTGCTGTGGAGGCCATGCTGGATAAGATCGAGCAGGGCATCTTCACGGGCACGGGCAGTGGCCAGATGCTGGGCGTGTGCAACGATACCCGCGTGACAAACGTTGTTACCCTGACCGAGACGGACGTTGCCAAGTGGAGCGCGTGGAAGAAAAAGTTCTTTGCCGCGATCAAACTGGCCTACAATCGTGGCAACATCTACATGGCCAAGGGCACGTTCGACGGCTACATTGACGGCATGGTGGACACCAACGGCCAGCCCATTGCCCGCGTCAACTACGGTATCGACGGCGCAGAGGGCCAGCGTTTCGGCGGCAAGAATGTGGTGCTGGTCAACGATGACGTGCTGACCCCGTGGGATCAGGCAAGCGCGGGTGACGTTGTGGCCGTCTACCTCAACCCGACCGACTACGCGATCAACACCAATATGCAGATGCAGGTGGTGCAGTGGACCGACCACGACACCAACACCGTCAAGACCAAGGTGCAGATGGTGCTGGATGGCAAGATCGTGGACGCAAACGGCGTTATCCTCGTTAAAAAGGGCGGCGCGTCTGCCTGATTTGACGGCTAAGTAAACTACGGCGGAGAGTGCCTGTTGTGGGCACTCTCCATTTTTTGTAAGGGGGTGTGATAGTGGCGATTTTTGAGCAAGTCAAGCTTGCGTTGAAAAAGACGCAAAGCACGATTTTTGACAGCGAGATCGAGCGGCTGATTGCGGCGGCGTTGGAAGATATGCGCACAACAGGCGTTAAAAAGCTGGACGAAACCGACCCGAATATCATACAGGCCGCTGTGCTGTATGCTTACGCCAATTTCGGCGAGGCCGAACACCCGGAACGCTATCAATCTGGTTTTGAGGCATTGCGCGACCGTCTGGCACTCAACGCGGAATACAGCGAGGTGGACGCGGATGACTAGATGGGTAGAAGCTGCGTTGCTCCAAGAAACCATTGACGGCACAACAGATGATCATGAGAGCAACGTTGTGCAGGGCGGTACGGTGACTGTGGCAGCCAAAAGCAAGGGTGTGACACGCTCCGAGTTTTACGCGGCGGCCAATACCATCTATCGCCCGGAAATGGTGCTGGAAGTGTGGGCCGATGAGTACCACGGCGAGCGGCGCGTCACCGTTGAGGGCGTGACCTATACAATAATCAGGACGTACCCGACAGGCGGCGGCAAGATCGAGCTGACCTGCCAGCAAAAGGGGGCGGATGAAGATGGCTAACGTGCCCAGCGCGGTCAAATTCACCAAAAACGGCGTCGAATTTACGAGCAACGTTGACCGGGTGAATTATACCATTCAAGAGCTTTCCCGCGCCGCCTTGCGCGACGTGGGCAAGTACGTGATTCGGCAAGCCCGCACGGCCTCAAAGGCACGCCCGCACGCAAGCAAGATCCTGATTAAAAGCCGATTTTACGGCAAGAGCGGCGCGTTTTCGTTTTGGGTGCGCAAACAGGAAACTGACCTGCTTGTGGGCATCAAACACAACACATGGTATGGCGCGCTGCAAGAGCTGGGCGATGGCAAGCAGCCCAAACGCGGCATCTTGACGGCGGCGGTGCAGGAGAATATCGACCAAATCAGGCTGATAGAGGGGCAATACCTCTCCGCGATCGAGGACGAAAACCGCGCGCTTGGCCTGATCGATGATGAGGAGTATGAGCCGGATGGATCAGAATAACAACGTTTTACAACTGTTCCGCCGGGCGATCGGCAACAAAATCATGGAGGCGACCGGGTTAAACAACACGCAGGTGTTTTTTGAGCGGTCTAAGAATGCAAGCTATCCACGCATCGCCTATAGCTACACAGTATGGGCAGAGGCTAACAGCGTCAAGGGCACGTTGCAGCTTAACATTGCGGTCAACACATCCGGCGCGGATGCTGACGATCTCGTACAAAAGCTGCGTAACGACCTCGACCGTGTGACCTACTGCGCGGATGACCTGTTTTATTACCTGTACTCTTTCCGCGCGCAGACGCTGGAAGATAGCGACAAGAGTATTTTCAAGCGTCTGGTGACGCTGGAATTTACGACGATGGGAGGCAACTAAATGTCTATTTTTAACAAGCGCATGAACGGGCAGACCACCGACACAAAAAAACACGTGATTTGTGGAGCGGGCGTTATCGCGATCAACTATGATCTCAAAACTGACACTTACGAGAGTGCCAAAAAGGCGGGCAAGCTGATTGCGACAAAGGGCGGCTGCACGTTCGATGCGACCGTTACCGGGCACTACATGACCGTGGACGGCGTGCCGGAAAATACAAAGGGCAACTACATCATCGACCGCCGCGAAGCCAAGCTGACCGTGCCGATGGAAGAGATCACGGCGCGCAACCTCGAAATGCTTATGGCGGCGGCGGACACAAAGACGCTGGACGGCGGCGGCACGGAAATCAGCCCGCGCGATCAGCTCGAAGATGATGATTATCTGGACAACGTCGTTTTTATCAACCCTCTGGCGGGTGCGAAAGAGCCGATGATCATTGAGCTGACCAACGTTGTCAACATGGGCGGCATCAGCATTGCGCCGAAAGACGGCGACGAAGCCACGGTCAATGTTGAGTTCACCGCGCACTATGATCTCGACGATCTTACCGCGCCGATCTGGAAAATCCGCTACCCCGACATGAGTACCGAGGAGGGCTAAGCCATGCGGAAACTGGCATTTCATGATGTGTTTTCCGCGCTGCGCCTTATGATGGCAATGGAACAGGACGGCACAGTCAAAAGTACGGTGGAAAAAATCGTCAAGACCCGCAAAGACAGCGCGGAGGGCGAAACCGCCGAAACGCTGGAAAAGTTGGTGGGCGTGGATATCCTGTTTTACATCATGGAGCGCGCCGCCGACGCGGGCGTGGAGCGCAAGGTGTATGAGTTTTTGGCTGGGCCGTTTGAGCTTACCGCCGATGAGGTGGAGGGCATGGATCTGGACACCCTGCAGAAAAATCTTG